TGTCTCTCTTTTTGACAACAATATCCACAGAGGCTGTGGTGGTCTGGACTCTCTTCAGGACTATATCTATGCTGCAGGTCTTATCCAGGGTCTGCTGGGGCACCATCTGAGTGTTAAGATAGTAGGGCACCAGCATAACCACAGGAGGCAGGTGATTCCCAGTGGACAGATTAATCCCTGAGACTGCATGGCTATGGGTGTGAGCAGTACAATAAGCAGCAGTGCCTGTTTGACCATAATCATAGGCTCCATCTGTTATGGATGAGCTGGTGCCAGACATAGCCCCATGAGTGTGGGTGTCTGAGCCATCCACTGTTGGATTTGAATCCCCTCCATAGATGCAAGCATCATTCCAGGCTGTAATGGCTGTCCACTTGGAACTGGGAGTGCCATCAAAGAAGCAGACCACATTAACTGGAATGCTGGTAGTGGTTTTATTTGCAGTATAGAGCCTGGTGGTTACTTTTTTTGGCAGGGTGGTGGAAGTGTCTGAAGTAGTGGATAGAGTGTGAGAATGGCTTCCATTATTGCAGCCCCTGGCAGTGGATGACCAGGAGTTTCCAGTCATTGAGGCTGGTGTTTTGGCATCCAGGGTAAAGCTGCAGGAATGTCCTGCAGTGGTGGCACTCCTGCCTCCTGTGGAACCATAATCTCCCAGCTTGATAAATCTTGAATCCAGGGCTGTCTCCCTGGTAAAATCACTATGGGATATAGCTGCAGAAGAAGCCACCACTACACCAGAGGGGAAAGCTTTCACATTGGACTCAAAAGTGCTGGCATCGATGTATATTAATGATAAAGTATAATATGGAGGATCATTATTATCAGAGCTGCAGGAGTTCATGGTCATGGTGTGGTTATGGACTGACATGTAGCCAGAATCTGATTTAGTGGTCCAGCCCACCTGGGTGCCATTGGCTACTGTATAAGATGATAGAGTGTGAGTGTGAGTGGAATTGCCTGCAGTAGCTCCATGAGTGCTGCCACATCTAGCATATCTGCCATCATAAGTGGTGGTCCTGGTCCAACCAGAGGGAGCAGTATTCCCTTTATAAAAAACATATAAATTAGGCATGGCTCATGGAAAGAGAGGATTAAGTCTCTACCACTGGGGTGGTAGGGACAGAGGTGGCAGGCTGTGAAGACTCTCCTGCCATGAGCTTCCTTTCCAGCTTCAATCTGTCAGAGACAGCATTCCTCCTCCTCTCAAAGAGGACTGCAGGTGGGATGAAATTATTCTGGCCAATAGCCTGGACAAACCTATGAAATTCAGCCACAGCTATGTCCAGCTCCCACTCTTCGATTATGCCCTTTTCATGAAGCAGGTCCAGGAGTCCATTCATATAGGAGCCATAAAGATCTGCAGCAGCAGCCAGCTCCTGATCATTAATCACTCCCTTGATAACCAGTAAATCAATTAGGCCCTCCAACTTTGCAGAGTCCAGGTCTGGGCAGGCTATAGGAATAGGCTGCCTCTTTCCTTTTGATCCCTTTTTGTCTTTAGACATTCTTAATCCTCCCATTTACCAGGGATAAGTTCTAATTTAAAGCATTTTCGTCTAAAACAAAAAATAGACCGTAGATTCAATAAATATGCTTTAAAATTAGTTTGTTTAATGAAAGGACGTTAAAGATAGAATTAAGAAAGTAAAGAGACCCTAAGATCTCTCTACTTCCAAAAGCAGCCAGGCTTTATTAGCTACAGCAGGAGAAGCTCCCACCTTTGCCTGGACTATCTGGCCTGCAGTCAGAGCCACAGTGCCATAGTTAGTGAAACTGGTGACAGAAGCCTCCTGAGCATTGGAGAGGGCAGGTTTTGTCCCTGTGCCAGTGATAGAGGCCAAATGAGCCATGTCAGCTCCTGCCAGGATGTCCACAGTGGCTGTGGCACCTGTCTCCCTGGAGATGAGGGTGGCCTTTTTGATAGTACATGCATAGGGTGCTTTTGCTATGCCATAATCATTCTCCAGAAGATCTCCATCAGTGTCAGTGCCATCAATCTCAATGATAATAGTCCCAGCCTTCACCTGGCTTCTGATGACAGCATCAGTGTCTGCAGTGCCTGCAGCTACACCCTCCAGCTTATTGGCTCCAAAGTTGAAGGGAGGAATCAATTCCAGGAGGCCCAGCTCTTTGACCACCTGCAAAAATTTAAGAGTAGCATTTCCCATGACTTAACCTCCAAAAAGGAAAGGAATGGAGTCCTTAGACTCCACTGGCCAGAGCGATGCCACCATAGGTCTCCTTCACCAGGATACAAAACTCCAGCCACATCTGGATGATGGTGTCATGGGTCTCATCGTCCTCATATCTGTGGACATGGAATCCCATGTTATTCTCAGTGGCCTGTGGATACTTTGGATTGATTCCATAGTAGAACGTGGCAGGGCTGAATCTGGTGTCCAGGCCCAGGATGGAGCCTTCAGTGATGGCAGACTTCATCTTATGCACTTTGACGTTGCCTACCACAGGGATGGAGACCTGAGTGCTCTGGGTGTTAGGCATTCCCCAGATCTCTTTCTTCTCATTGACCCCTACGTTCAAGTTGATGAGGTAATCCATCAGCTCCCAGTAGTTGGTCTTATTGAGATAGACATCTGTCAGCTCATAGGGATACTCATCCCTCTCCATATCCCTGGCCAGGAGCATGAGATCTCCCACTGGCTTCCTGCCAGTTAAGTCAGACCAGGCAGGGGTGCTCTTTCCAGAGAAGCTATTGAATCCAGCCTCAGTGCCTGGATATACTCCACCCATGAGGGCCACACCAAACTGGTAGTTTACAGAGTCCACCAGCCAGTAGGCAGCCTTTGTATAGGCCCTCTGGATCTCATCAATGCCCTCAGTGTATCTGATGGCATCCTCATCAATCCTGATCTCCAGACCCTCAGTGGCCATTGTGGTGCTGATCTCAGTGAGCTGGCTTACAGAGACCTTTACGAACTTGGAGCCAGGAGTCCTGATTCTGGGCTTCCTTCTCTTAGGATCGTTCTTTGCGTTGTAGATCTCTTTGGTGGTCCAAATAGCCTTAGACGTGCTCTGGACCTTATTCATGAAATTGAGCCACTCCAGCTCTGGGTCCAGGATTCTCATAATCCTGGCCTCGATGAAATCAGTCTGAAGATACTGCTCATTTGGAAGAGTTACCTTTGTGTCACTCATGTATAATCATCATCCTGAATTTAGGCCACCTTGGTGATGGGGAAAGCTCCCAGACCCAAAAGCACAGGTCCAGTGACCTCTACAGAAGTACTACCTGCCAGAGTGTGGAATGGCACAAGGCCCTTTCCTCCAGAGGCTGCATAGACCCATTTCTTTGCAGACACGTCCCAGACCAGCTTAGCAGTGTCACCTACCTGCAGGGTGTCAGCTCCACCACCATTGGCAGCAATGGAGACCTCTCTCAGCATAGTGGCCTGCAGGCCAAAGATCTCCACAGTAGCTCTCCTCAGGAGGTCCTGAGACAGCATAGTAGCCAGGGAGGAGACCACATCTTCAGTGGCTGGGATATTCTTTGCAGGCTCTATGGTGACGATCTGGCCTACAATGCCATCACCAGTGCCAGAGACTGCTTCAACTACAGGGAGGCCCCTGCAGGCGTTGTAAGTCAGGGCAGTGTTCTGGAAGATCTCAACTAAATCTCCCTCATTCAGCTCACTGGCATAATCCACATCCACATGCTTCCTGCCAGTTCTGCCTATCCGTCCACTCTTCAGCTGGATATTCCCCTCAAAGAGATAACAGGAGTAGGGAATGCCCAGATATCCAACGTCACCAGCATATTGATCAGCTAGACTCATAAATCACACCTCACTGGTTTTGTTTTCATTTGCTCTTTATGCCCAGCTTAGCATCCATTTGATCATTCAAGGCATCCAGTTCTGCTCTGGTCCTCTTTCCACCCTTCCCACCTTTTCCACCAGCAGGAGGATCTATGTGAGTTTGATCACCCTCACCAGAATGCTGCTTCATCTTCTGGAAGTGATCTGCAATGGTGGCCAGGGCCTCAGGGCTCATACCCTCATAGACCTTCATTTCAGCATCAGTGAGGCCAGAATGCTGCTTGATCCTGTCCATCTGCTCCTTAGCAGAATGGGCCTTCATGGTCTGGATCTCAGTGCTGAGCCCAGTGACCTTTCCAGTCAGCTCTCCCACGGTCTTCTCCAGGTTGAGAGCCTTAGAATGGAATCCAGTGATGGCCTGGGAGATGGCCTGCTTTGCTTCATCAGGGGTCTTTCCCTCCTTCCAGGCTATCTCCAGCTTCTCTGCAGCTCCCTGCTCTCCAGGGGTGACTGTCACTGCAGGCACAGGATAAGTGGCAGGGGCAGGAGCCTGGGCAGGAGTAAAGGGTCCCTTTTGACCAGACCAGAGTTCAGCCAAAGTCTCCAGTCCTTGCAGAGCCTTAACACCCTGCTCTTCAGGCTTTAAGCCCTTAACAGTGGAAATGAATCCAGAAAGGTCATCTGCCTTTCCAAAAGACAGATCACCAGCTCCAGATCCTTTATTTTGCTCTCCAGTCATATCATTAACCTCTTTTTTACTTGAATTAACTTCTTGTTTATAAGCATTTGCTTCATAAGACTCTAATGAGTGTTCTTTTCTTGATTCAGACACTCTATCGTAAGAATGAAGCAAAATATACCTTTTACATGGATTTAATTCAAAAATATCAGATTTTAAGCCTGCTTCATCTTTTTGAAGCACTTCTTCCACTACTCTATCCAGGAAGGTCTTTGTCTCAGAAAGAGCAGATTCATCCTCAGCTCCTGCAGAGTGATGGAGGGCACAGGTCCAGCCCAGGGCTTTGTTCAAGTGCTCATGCAGCTCTTCAGTGGAGCTGCCTGTCAGGTCAATCTTTGAGAGATCCTGGGCATGTAGGCCCAGGCCACAGCCATCAGCCTGGCTGCAGGCACCAATGGGCACCAGGGCCAAATGATCAAAATCCAGGGACTTCTCAGTGGCCTCATAGTCCTTCCCCTGCCAGACACCCTTTCCAGGCTGCTCTGCAGCATAAAAGCCAGTGGAGACATCCACTATCTGCTGATCATCAATTTTGCTAAGGATCTCGCCTGGGAGCTTCTCAGGCCACAGCTCACATTTGACTCCAGCCTGATGACCCTCTGGGATATACCAGGCATCCAGGATCTGGCCTACTGCCAGGTTATTGAATGCCTTTCCACCAGTGCTCAGGGGTGGGTGATTCAAGGTTATGGGCTTCCCCTTTAGCCACCTGACATTATCTTTGATGAGCTGGCCAGGTCTATAGACTCCCTTCCAGACACCCTCACGTGTAGCGATGGCATCCAAAATAATGGGTCCAGAGTGGTCCTTTGAGTGCTGCTTTATCTCATAGCCCTCAATGGCCTGGTATTTCATGCCCTGGAGGATTATTTCAGTCATAATACCTCCTTCTATAAGTTTGATTTGAGCTAAAGCTCATCAAATTGTTTTATTAAATTATTCTCCTATTTATGCTTATTCTTTTTAAATACAGAAAGATAGAATAGTCTATTATAGAAAATAAGATTCCAAATCATGGTTTAGAGATAAAAGAAGCTTAAATAAATGGTTTAAAGAGAAAAGAGTTAAGCTGATGTCATTTATCTTACGCTTAAGGGACATTCATATGCATGACCCTATTTGCTTTAAAATACTTTTATAATACGAAGATATTAGCTCACGCTCATCCAATCCAATGTAGCTATTATGTGCGACTAGATTTCTGCAAACCACTAATTCTTCAATTTTCTGCATAATCCATGCCATTGAGGGAAAATAATCTTTAAATATTTCCCAATTATTTTGAATTATGCTGCCTAGTTCTTCAAAATCCATATAGAAAATGTCTGAATCTCCTCTGATTCTTAGCCATTTATTCTTATCTTCTCCCTCCTTTCTTGATGTAATTTTCCTTCGTGTATCTGCCCTAAGACTTAAAGAATTGAGGTAGTCATTGCCAAATTTATCCTGCCCTATTTTTTCAATGAATAACCTCAAGGAATTCTCTACGCAATATAAATATAAATATACATTTGCCATATCTTTTCCTTTTTCAATTAACTCTGAAGGTAAAATATCAAGCGAAGAACTTCGTTGAATTTGCTCCTGGAGGCGAGTCAGTTCTCTTGACATCGTTCCATCTGCTTCAGTGTTTGGTATGATCTCAACTTTCATTATGTCATATCCATAACTCTTTGGCATAACATCATTGCAATACGTTTTTAGCTTCTTTCTATCTTCCACATTTATGTCTCCAATTTTGCCAACAGGAACATGGAAATAAACCTCAGCACTAAAACCATCCCACCTAATCTTAGAAAAATTAGTAGATGTAGTAATACAGCAGATAGAATCCTTTAGTAGCCCAACTAATTTATTTTCATTTTTGGATTCCAAATATTTAATCAAATTTCCTAAATACAATTTTTCATAAGTTTCATTTAATTCAGGATGAGTAAATGCTTCAGAGTTCATATCATCTCACATAGGCCAATTTCTAGTTAGACTTATTTAAATCCTACCTACATCAAGAAAACATTGTAATAGGTCAAAAAAATGATTACAATGAGGAAATAACTATTTAGAAGCCCTCATTTCTTATAAAAGAGAGAGGCCAGGCCCTGCTCAGGATCATAGCCATACTCTGAAGGGTGGTGCCCTACCCCTTCGCCACCTTCCACCAGGACCTTATTTGTCCTGACCTCTATGAGCCACCAGGCCCTGGCCCTGGGAAGAGACTTCATCTCCTCCAGGGACTTTCTGGCACTGGCCTCCATCCTCTCCCTCTGGCCATTCCAGCCCCTATCATCCCTCATGATGACATCATATCCACTCAATACGTTAGGGTCCATCCTCCACCTCACACCATAGCTCTGAATCCCAGGAGCCTGCCCAGGACTGAAGCATATTTATTTGTTCTCATATTTTCCATGAATGCTTTATAAGCCTTTGGAGCTATTTCTGCAGATCTTTTGGGGTCCATATAGAGCCCCTGGACAAAGACTGCCCACCTCTCTGTAGGTCTCCCAGACCAGCCATAGTCTCCAGACCAGCAGTGACCCTCACACCTTTGCATCCAGGAGATCTTAACTGCATTCTTGATGTCCTGCTTCAAACCAGGTTCTATAGGCAGCATTTTGAAATACTGCTCAGACCAGTCATCAAAATTATAGATGGTGACAGGTACATCATAGTTACTCTTATAGAGGGTAGTGGAATCTCTATCTTTAACAGTCAGGAAGTCATTTAAAAACTCCACTTTTGCATGGGCTGCCAGCTCTATCTGGGCCTGCTCCTTCTGAGCATTGGCATCCATAATGGCATTAGCATATTTTTGAGCATAAGATTCCATTGCCATCATATACTCATCCAGGGTTTGGACCTTCTTAGTGACTGGTTTGACAGGCCCTATGCCATCGCCCTGGTAGGACTGCAGGGAATAACCCTTGGATTTAATTGAATCACTTATCTCATTCAGGAGATCTGCCCTGGCCTTGATATAGTCCACCTGGGCAGGAGCCTCCTTCAGCCTCTTCAGAGCTGCAGAAGAGGTTTTGTCCTCCAGGAGTGCTGCTTCTACAGTGCTATCTGCCAGCCTGACATCATTCATGGCCAGGGCATGTCTGACCTGGCACATGGTATCCTTCAGCTCAGTGTCAAAAAGATCCTGGACCTCTGGGAGAGAAAGGTTAGGGAAGCAGTTATTCCTGAGATCTGCCACAGTCCTGGCACAGTTATGCTTTGCCCCTGAGTTCATCCAGTCAATGCCATGACCTGTCTCATGCACCAGAGTGGCCCTGGCATGTGGAGATCCCTTCATGGAGGACCTGACTGAGATCAGAGTGCCCTTAAGATCATTAGCTGGATGGAATTGGCCATAGGCCCCTTTGGTATTTTTATGAGCAAAAGGAAATACTTTCTTTACTTCCTTTATCATATCGTCATAGTTGCCCATAGGGTCCAGGGTAAAATTCATCTTTCCAGTGAGGTCCTCCAGGGTGGAAGCTGAAGATGTGTCAAAGATCTTCCCCAAAACCCTGCCATAATGATTCTGTTTATTCAGGGCTACAAATCTGTCATAACACTTAGGGGCCATTTCTTTGACAGTCTTCTCATCTTTATAGAGATTAGTTACAAAGGCTGCCACTTTCTCTGCAGCCTCTACCTGGGCACCATTCCCTGAGAAATTAGTCTCCCTGGCCTGTCTCCACCACTGGGTTTTTAGATACTGGTAGATGTCACCCCATTTATTGGTCACATCCGTCTTCTCAGGGCCTTTGAGCTTCCCCATTTGCTGCTCCAGGTCCCTCTTAAACCAGTATTGATAATTATCCAGGTTTACCTCCTGGTCTTTGCCCAGGATCTTCCTGGTCATAGTGAACTTTGTATTCCCAAAGTCTTCAGCCCAGGTGAGGTCCACTCCCTTATTCTTCAGCTGCAGGAGATAGTCCTCAATAGCAGTGGCCATCTCATCCTCTGTGGTCTTCTCCTTCAGGCCCCATCTAGGCCCATGCCTTTGCCAGACAGAGGCCCAGTCTTTCTCTATGTTCTCAGCCATCTGCTCAAATTTAATAGGGGCATCAGTCTGGGAGGCTATATTCAGCTGACAGAGCATTTTATCCAGCTCTGTCTGGCCTACCTGGGAGCCCTCCTTATCAGTCCAGTCAAAGAATGCCCTAATAAAAGCATCAGGCCCCTTCATCTTTAGAGCCTTTGCCTGATCCTCAGCCCACAGCCTGGAGTACTGACCTGTTAGGAGCTGGCTGGCCTCATCAGTCCTCAGGCCCCTGTCCAGCCAAAACTGCTTATTCTTCCTGTCTATGCCTGCCAATTGGCCTGGGAGCCTGCCCTCAGCTACCTGGCCTCTGAAGCTGACGGTGAAGCCAGTCTCCTGCTGGACCACATTCCTCAGCTCATCCCAGTCCTTGAAGACCTTGATCTCCTGGGGCAGGTTCTTTGTGAGATCTCCAATGAAGGTGAGGACCTTCTTTATGGGCTCTCCCAGGGCTCCTGTGGAGACCTGCTTCACCAGGTACTCATAGGCATCAGGAGCTATCTCCTTCACCATGCCTGGGTCTATGTGGAGGCCCTCCAGCATGGCACCCATGTGAGCCTCTGTGGATTGATATTGACTCAAAGAGGTCCACTGCTCACCATCTGCATGTCTAAACCAATTTCTGAGGGTGAGATCCAGGGCATCATTAAACAGGTCATCAGGGACTGCAGCTCCATGCTGGTTAGCCCTCCATTCCTGCATGACCTCCTTAAACTGAGTGAAGGGCACTGCCTTCCTCTGCTCTCCATTCTCTCCACCCACAGGAATGGGGAAGGAAAGGAAAGAGCTGGACCTAACCTGGGCATTCAGCAGATCATGAAATTCTGCATTAGTCCTCTGCAGGTTATGCCACAGCTCAGCCTCTGTAAAGGCTGACTGAGATCTGGGAGCTATCCTGGAGAGGGGTGTATCCTTAGGCAGCCATTTGCCCTTTTGCACTATGGCCTGCCAGCCATTCTCTGTCTCCTGCTTCAGGGCCTCCAGATTAACTCTGGCATTAGCTATTCTGGCCACATTGACCTCTTTAAAGAGGGTGTTAGTCTGGGGCTTCATGGCCACCCAGACCTCATCACTGCAGCCCAGGAATTTGGAGGGGTCTCCCTCTACAGTGGAAGCCAAAAATTGGCCATAGGCTCCCACTGCAGCATGAGTCTTTGACAGCTCTGGAAGGTCCTTATTGATCCAGACATCATTATCCCAGCCTGGCTTAAAATTGGCACCATAGTCCCTGCCACTTTCAAAGGCAGTGACCTCTTTAATCCTGGTGTCCAGATCTGACTCCAGAGTGCTCTTCACACTCTGATAGTCCATGTCCACTGTCCAGTCCTGCCATGCCTGAATCTTAGGGGTCACAGGAGCTGGGGCTGGAATCACTGGCTGCTCTACCTTTCCGTCATCAGGCCCTGCAAAGCCCTCCTCAGCATCCTTAGAGAAGTGGATCTTTACCCTACATCTGCAGAAAGGATGATAGGCTGGAGGCTCCTGGGGTGAGTCCCAGGGGAAAAATTTGCCCTGTAAATCCATGCAGAAGGGGCAGCTCCTCTCATCTGCAGAGCAGACAGAGATCCAGCCATCCCCTGTGCCCATAGCTTTGTAATGATCCAGGTAGCCCCTATTTCTCAGAGAGTAAGTTATGGTCCTGGAGAGCAGATTAGCATAGGACTCAGGGGAATAGATCCTCACCACTTGATTCCCGTCTTTATCCAGCTTCGGCTTCCCATCAGGGCCTTTGAGGGGCACCTGGACTGGCTCCCTCATAAAATGAGTGATGGTGTCCTGCATTCCTTTGGCCATGACACCAGGGGCAGTGCCTGAATTGATCTGGTCAGTCAGCCTTTTAGTGAGCATGGTGGCCAGTTTATCATTATACTCATGGACAGGCTTCAGAGTGTTTATGAGATACTTCACCTGCTCCTTTGGATCTGGGCCACCCAGCTCCACCTTCTCCTTCCCTTTGCTGCTTTCCCACATGGCCACTGATTGGCCCCTGGCATAGCTCTTCACCAGGCCGTCCACAGTGGCCTTATCCAGATCCAGCACCAGCTGAGTCCTGAGCTTCTCAAAATCCTTCTCTGTCTTTACTGTGATCCTTTGGCCCTCTGGAGCTTTGGTTCCAGATCCAGATGGAGGTTTGGCTATAGGCCCAGATGGAGGAGTGGCTGGCTGGTCTTCTGGCCTTTTAATGATCCCCAGGTCTATTTTATCCCAGAGCTTTGCAGATCCTGCCCTGAATCCAGGGGCATAATTCGTGTCCTTGATGAAGCCCTCGATGTCATCTTTCGTGATATCTCCAGCATAGAAAGCAGCCTGGAGCTGGATCATAGAGGTGTTCACATTATCCTGGCTAAAATCGATTTTCTGGACTGCTATCTCTTCTATGTCCTTCTTCAGTCTAAGGACTGCTGGATCATTTTTATATTTAGGATTATCAAAAACCTCATCACTGAGGAGGCCCAGGACATAATTCCTCCTCAATTCTTTATAATCTAAGGGCATGAGTGACCTCACTCAGCCCCTTTGCCTGGCTTTCTCTTCCTGCCCTTCCCAGTCTTCCCCTCCTCTTCCTGGGGCTGGCTGGTCATCCCATCCAGGAGCTGGATGGCCCCATTAGCAAAGTCCTGAACTGCCTGGTTATACTCCTTGATCAGGTCGGTCTCCAGCTTCAGCTCCACAGGGGCCAGGGCTGCAGCATCATCATGGTGGTGGATATGAGGCCCATGCAGCTGCTCATCAGTCATGTACCTCATTATTTCAGACTGCTCACCAGCTTTGGGCTGCCCATTCTGCTGACCTCCCTGGTCTCCTCCACCCTTCCCCTGGGTGTTTTCTTTAGACTGTTTCCCTTCCTGATCAGCAGGAGGCTTCTGCCCACCAGCCTGCAGAGCCAGGAGCCCATCTAATGGGTTTGCAGGAGCAGCTTTGAACTCATCTCCACCCTCCACTGGCTTCAGGCCCAGGATGGCCCTGGCCTCATTCTTGGTGACTATGCCCTTATCATAAGCCTCACCAGCCAGGCTAATCTGGAGCTTCTTAACCTCCAGCTCAGCTCTCAGGGTCTCAGTGTCATTGACTTTGTACTTCAGGATAAGATTATCAAAATCAAGCTCAGTGAAGTCCATAACCCTGGCCTTCATCTCAGCCCTGAGGAAGTCCTCCACAGTGGACTCAATGCACTTCAGGAGCCCTCCTCCTATGGAGGTCATAAACTGCTGAGTGATATAGCCTATGGCATAGGTGGAGCCTGCCTCATAACCAAAGAGGGAGAGAGGCACTCCCAGGGCACTGCAGATGGACATGTCACACTTCTTGATAACTTCCAGGTAGTGGACAGGGGCTTCAGACTGGCCACCCTTCTGCTCCACAGTGACATTAGTGCCATGAATCCACATGTGGTCAGTCTCCACAGGCAGCTCCTGACCACAGGTGGGAGAGTTAGGATCATTATCAGTATAATAAAGCTTTTTTCTAAACTCCTCAAAAATGTCATTGGCCATGTCCCTGGCCTGCTTCAGCCTCTCCTGCTGGCTGCCCTGGTAGTTCATGAGGTTCATGACCTCTGAGAGATCCAGGGAGGCATCCCACCTGGGCATTCCAGTCCTGCTCCACCTGAGATAATCAAGATTTAGAGCCAGCTTCATCTTCAGGACAAAGACCAGGCTCTCCAGGGGTGAAATGCCCCAAATGCCATAAGAGTCCCTGCCAAAGATGTCTTTCTGATAATTTCCCTGGCTCATCATGGAGAAGTGGAGGATCTCATCTGCAGTGATTCTCTCCCTGGCCTCTCCCACTGCCTGGGCCACCACAGGCACAGTAGTGGTGGGAGTACCCTGGCTGGTCTGCATAACAGGCTGCAGAGTGGGTTTTGTAATCTGCTCTTTAGATCTCTCACCCACCAGATAGGTCTCCCTCTTCCTGATTACCTGATTATTCTCAGGGTCCTTCTCATAGGCATTGTCTATGATGGTGACAGCATAAGTGGGCAACAGCTCCACCTTATCTATGGTTGAGCTGGCACCCTTCCTGAAGAGCCTCCAGACCACATCTCCATTCTTCACT